GCTCAGGATAATATTCGCGATTCTTGGCACGAAATGCACCAGGGTTTGGAGAAGGTGCACCGTCTGGCAATCCTCGAAGAGGGTATGAAGTACCATCAGATCGGCGTATCTCCAGAAGATGCTCAAATGCTGGAAAGCAGGAAGTTTTCTCAGGTTGAAATGGCGTCCATATTCCAAGTTCCGCCACACAAAATTGGTAATTTGGAAAAATCGTCCTTTGATAACATTGAGCATCAGTCGCAGGAATTTTTAACGGACACTCTTTTGTATTGGCTTACCCTATGGGAGCAGACAATCGGGTGGAAATTACTTTCGCGGGAGGACCAGTTAAGGTATTTTGCAGAGTTTCTTACGGCAAACCTTCTGCGAGGTGACCTAAAAAGCAGGTATGATGCATATGCAGTTGGTCGTCAGTGGGGTTGGTTATCCGCCGATGACGTAAGAGAAAAAGAGAATGAAAACCCACTACCGGACGGTCAAGGAAAGGGGTATTTAATGCCCTTAAACATGACCTTGGCAGATAAGGCCGGACACAGCACCACGGAAAACGGACCCAAGAAAGATGTCGGAGGTGAGAACAATGAAACGTGAAAGACCACCGGTTTTATACCGGGAAATGGCCTTTGACCGGGCGGCCATTGATGAATCGGCCCGAACGGCCCCTTTGAGTTTTTCAAGTGAGGCCCCGGTCGTAAGATCATCCTGGCTGTTTGGCCAGTGGACAGAGATATTGCGCCACGAACCGCAAGCAGTTGACCTGGAAAGGTTAAACTCTCTGGGGGTTTTACTGTATCAGCACAGCTCTTATAGCCCAATCGGCAGTTTGAGTAAAATATCTCTGGATGCGGCTAAAAGAAAGTGTATTTGTACGGCACGGTTTGACGGTGACCCGGAGAGCGACAAGATATTCCAGAAGGTTTTAAGCGGGACACTTCGCGGCGTTTCGGTAGGCTATCGGGTCATGGAAGAGGACTGGGAAGTGGTCAAGGAGGGTAAAAAATCATCCTGTGGCAGATTTGCGGGACCCTGTGAAATTGCAAACCGTTGGACACCTTATGAAGTCAGCATTGTATCAATACCAGCTGATGCAACTGTGGGGGTGGGGCGCGATGTCGGTCTTAACTCTGAAATGTCGGAGTATATGTTTGGCCGCATGGCTGATGCAGTCGCAGAGAGGATTATTAAAAGCATACCCTTTGAGATTCCGAAGCCGCCCGAGTTGACGCCTCCCCTGGAGCCAGATCCCAAAAGGGATGCTTCAGGAAAACTGCAAATCATGCGGCGAAAACTGGATTTAATATCCTGAGTAAGCACCCCAAGGGGTGTTTTTATATTGCGAAAAATTATTAGGAGGATAAGCAGAACGTGAAAAAACTCGATGAAATGAAGCAGGAAAGAGCGGCTCTTGTAGTCAAAGCCAGGGCTCTGCTCGATACTGCAGAAGCTGCCGGAAGTCGTGACCTTACTGCCGAAGAAAATCAGCAGTATGACAAGATGTGGGCCGATATTGAGCGTATGGGCACTGAAATTAAGCAGGAAGAGGCCAATCAGGCCCGTCGGTCAGAGCTTGCCAGATTAGAAGAAGAGGGCCGCCAGTCACAGGGGCGCCAGGTTCCCCCCGATGAGCCCGGAGCTTCAGGGAAAGAAACCAAGGAAAAAGTCAACCCCCGGGCCACCGAAGAGTACCAAAAAGCATTTGGCTGTTGCCTTCGTGGAGGTGTTCGCTCCCTGAGCCCGGATCAGTATCGCGCCCTGCAGGCCGACAGCGATACCGCCGGCGGTTTTGTGGTTGTGTCCCAGCAGTTTGCAACGGGTCTTATTATGGCAGTGGATGACATGGTTTACATTCGCAAGCTGGCAACCGTGATTCAGCTTGATAAGGCTGAAAGTCTCGGAGTTCCCGCACTGGACAGCGATCCTGGTGACGCCGATTGGACTTCGGAGATTAAAACCGGCAGTGAAGATTCCGATATGGATTTTGCCAAGAGGGAACTTAGACCGCACCCCCTGGCCAAGCGGATCAAGGTATCCAACAAGCTCATTCGGATTGCATCTGTTGATGTGGGCGCCCTTGTCAGTAACCGCATGGCATATAAGTTTGGGATAACCCAGGAAAAAGGATTCCTTACCGGCACCGGCGCCAACCAGCCGCTGGGCGTATTTACCGCATCAGCGCAGGGTATCAGCACCGCCCGCGATGTGAGCACCGGAAACACCGCGACTGAGATTAAGGCAGACAACCTGATTAACACCAAATATTCTCTGAAGGCCCAATACCGGACCCGTGCCCAGTGGACCTTCCATCGTGACGCCATCAAGATGATTCGCAAACTGAAAGACGGCAACGGCGATTACCTCTGGAAGGCCGGCCTTTCCGATAAGCCCGACACCATACTTGAATTGCCGTTCAATGAGTCCGAATACGCTCCCAACACATTCACGACCGGACTGTATGTCGGTATTTTGGGTGATTACCAATTTTACTGGATCGCTGACGCACTCGACATGCAAATGCAAGTGCTGGATCAGTTGTACGCCGAAACAAACCAGGTGGGCTACATCGGTCGCTGGGAATCTGACGGAATGCCTGTCTTAGAAGAGGCCTTTGCTCGGGTGAAGTTGGCTTAATAGCCAGCTTCGCCTCTTTTCAAAAAACTATAGGAGGTTAAAAAGGCATGAATCTTTCCAAAAACGTAAAAATCACACGCGTAATGAATGCGGTTGCAGCCGGACAGGCTGCAAATAACGGTGATATTCTTGACATGAGCGGTTTTGACGGAGTTGTTTTTGTTTGCGCCCTGGGCACCGTCACTGATGCATCGGTCGTTACAATGAAGGCCCAGCAGGACGCTTTAAACGGAGCCGGGGCAATGACTGACCTTGTAGGCGCAACCGTATCACTTACCGCAAGCACCGACTCTAATCAGTGCTTGCTTTTGGACCTTTACAGACCGGAAAAGCGATACGTCCGCTGCGTAGTTACAACGGCTACTCAAAACGCCGGCATTGATGGCGTAATAGCCATTCAGTACAGCGGCAGGTATCAGCCGGTTACACAGTCCGCCAGCATTGATGCAAGCACCCTATCTGTAAGCCCCTCTGAGTAAAAATTATGAGTGGCCCGGGATAGCTCCTGGGCCATTAAGGAGGTAAACCTGTGTCACCTAATACAAAAAACTATCACGAGCAGGGCGGGGACGTGTGGGTTGTTGACGGCACGTTAAGGCTTCACGGCTTTAATATTGCTTCCGTCAAAGGCGACTCATACTATGTCGATTCCAACACGGGCAGCGATACCGATGACGGTCTTACTTGGGACACCGCTCTGGCAACGCTTAATACTGCTTTTGGGAAATGTACGGCAAATAACGGCGATGTTGTTTTTGTCGCTCCCGGCCACGCGGAGGATGTCGTCTCCGCCGGCGCAATTGCTTGCAGCAAGGCAGGCATCACGGTTATCTGCCTGGGCTCGGGCGCTGACAGGCCCACTTTCACCTTCAAAACGGTGGTTGGGGCCGATTTCGACATAACCGGGGCCAGCTTTAAGATGGTCAACTTCATCGGCAAGGCCGGGCTTGACGGTCTGACCAACCCCCTTCATGTCGCGGCAGCTGACTGTTTCCTCGACTTCGAATGGCAGGATGGGTCTGCTACCGTTGAGGCTTTACGGGCGGTACTGACCACGGCCAGCGCTGACCGCTTTAAAGCAAATATAAAATATCGCGGCTTTACTGCTGGCGATGCCTGTGTAAACGCTGTCCGTTTGGTTGGAGTAGATACCGCCGAGATTAACATAGACGCATACGGCAAAGCATCGACATGCTGGGTAGAGTTCCACACCACGGCATGCACAAACGTCAAGGTAAACGGCATCCTGCACAACTCCGGAACCACCGACGGAAGCAAAAACGTAATTGACACAGTAACCGGGTCCACCTGGTGGGCTGACATTTTTGACTTTGCCGCTGGATCCAGGTATACCGGCGGATCTGCCGCAAGCATTGCAAGTGATGATATATCCAGCATTACCGCGGCGCTTTATGGGACTGACGGTATCGTTACATGGCCCTCACCGGCAGCACCGGGTAACGGTGTGTCTCTGGCTGAGGCCGTTAGGTACATCGCGGATGCACTTCTGGGGGCGACAGGTATTGCAGCCTTTCCGGCAGGCGCTGCGGCGGCCAACGATGTATCTTTAGCCGAAGTTATCAGGTATATCCAGGAAAACATTATCCGGGGTGCGGGCACTGCCCTCCCGGATGCGCAGTCCCTATACGACCTACTTGCCGGCGCGAACGGAATAGCAGCCTGGCCAGTAGCGGCAGCCCCTGGTAACGGAGTATCTTTGGCTGAGGCAATCAGGTATATTGTCGAGACTCAGGTCGGCACATTGACCAACACAGGTGGTACGGCTACCCTGGGCGGCATCCTGGGGGATCTTGCCAATATCTCAGCAGCTTCCCGCCTGGACTCGGGTACCAAAAAGACAACCATAGCCGACGGAACCACTATACCGAATAACGCCCAGGCTGTTGCGGGTTTACTGGCTACGGCCACCGGAGGCGATGTGCTGATCGAGGAGATAATCTGGCAGCGGGGTGCCGATAACTTTGTTGGGCCGACAAACTACGAGTTTAGCACTGACAACATTGCTGGTCTGACCGGGGCGGCTGCCCCTAACGGCGTGGCTCTTTTGGTTAAATTTAACGCTCAAAAAACCGGAATACTGAGCATTGACGGTGCCACTAAACAGGTTCCCTTCGTGCTGGAGTCCGGTAAAAAGCTCTACATCCACGGCGACGATGCGGCGACATCAGCCGGCGGGACCACAGATTTTTACATCAGGTACCGCAGGCTGGCGGCTGGCGCATATCTGGCTTAGTTAATACGGGGAGGCTAACTACCTCCCCTCCCTTTAAGGAGGGATGAAATTGGCAGCAACGGTAGAATTGACCGAGGAAACAATTAAAAGCATAAAGAAAATAACATGGGCTTGGACGGCCCACACAGACGGGATTGTGGCTAAGACCACGCCGAACGCAGTAACGACTATTCCGTATACCGGCGAAATCATTAAGCTTGTTACAGTGCCCGGTGCTGGTGGGGATGCCCCGGATCCAGATTACGACGTCTACATCTATGATGATGATGACGTTGACTTACTCATGGGGCAAGGCATGAACAAACACACCTCAAATACAGAACAGGTTTTAGCCCCCATACTTGGCGTGGTGGCCTACGATAAACTGACCTTGTACGTGTCAGGTGCTGGGTCCGGCAATAAAGGCACGGTACATCTCTATATTCGTTAGGGCGGTGATATAGATGGCATCAAGTCCGGTATTGATAACCCCACCCACAATCCAACCCTTAACGCTGGCCGAGGTAAAATTGCACCTCCGGGACACACCGGATGCAGATGACAGTCTGATTGCCGGGTACATTGCGGGGGTTGTGCCCGATGCAGAAGGATTCCTTAATCGGGCCTTGCTGACGTCGACCTGGGATCTCTGGCTGGACGATTTCCCGGTCAAGGACTACATCGAA